GTTTTGTTTTTATCGGAAGTCGGAAGCGGATTTTGCACCTACTACTATAAAATCCCAAATAACATATCCTATAGGGTCAAGATGATGATTATAGTCGTCTATAGGTGTTTGACTTTTTTTATCGTGCCAAACGTAGTTATTTAATTCTTTAATTATATTTATACTTTCAGGGTCAACTATTATTTCCCAATCTTGAAGCAAAGCAATCCTATCTATTATTTTTGGTTTTTGTATTCCTTTAATATTGCAACCTTGTATTTTTAATTCTTGAATTAAACGAGGCTCTGCGCTATCTGCAACTATTAAATTTTTTTCCGCATACCTTTTATTTTCTAATACTATTTGTGAAGTTGTAAGTCCTAATGAGTGTAAACATTCTTTTACATAAATCCTTTTATTTTTTTTATCAATACTACATTTATCTAACGTAGTAGGGTCAACACTAAACCCATAATCTTGTCCAAATATAATTTTAGAATGTTCCTCGAATTTACCTATCCTCCAATTACTAAATATAACACCCTCCGCTTTATTTAGCCACCCGCCTAAAATTTGATGTTTGTATTTTTGTGGGTTTGTTTGCTCAATGCGTTTAACCTCATTTAAAAATGATTCGTCTAAGTTTTCGACATTATCTAAGTAGGTAGTATGAATATAAGTAACATCTTCGTTTATTCCATTAAATCCCTCCTGTATTCCACGCTCTTCAAAGAACCGTTTGTAAATCCAATGTTCTTTTGTGGCTGGGTTTAGAATTAGTATTACCCTATTTTGTTTTCCTTTTTGTCTAATTGATAAATTGATTTTATCAAATTGTATTTCATCGGTCAACTCTTCCGCTTCATCCAATATCCACGTTGTAATACCTTGTAAAGATTTAAGATTTGCAGTTTGGTCGCCTGATGAGGTTTTAATTCCTCTGAAAATAATTTCGCTATTACTTTGTAAATTTTTAATTTCAGATTTATTTATTTCAAAGTTTGAGTTTAATTCTAATAAATCAATTTTTTGTTTAAACTCTGGAATAATTGAAAGGTGCGCACTTGTCATAGTCTGACGTGTAAATAAAATTCTATGCCCTTGCTCAAAAGATAAAAGGCTGGTAAACCTACCAACCTCAAATGATTTTCCGCTTCCACGTCCTCCTGTAATTACAAAGTAGCGTGTTTTATTACCTAATTTATTCCAATTCTTCGGGTGTTTCTTTATCATAAATTTTAGAAATATCGAAGTTTGTATTTTTATTTTCTGACTCAATAAATTGCATTGAAAGTTTTTTCAATTCCTCTGGAGTTGCAATCAATTTCATCAATGCCATTTGCAAAGCTGGAGCGTTTGAAGTGTACCATTTTGAACGCATTGAAACCTTTAAGGTGATACGGTTAGTTTCTAGCAATGCTTTTAGTTCGTCCAATTCGTCCGAACCATCAGGGTAAAACTCATAAAAAGAAGATTTTGAACAAGGCAGAAAAGCAACAATGTCATCCACAAAAAATAATTTGTGTTTGACTATCATTTCCTTTGCCTGTTCAAATATCTTTACTCTATCGTATGCCATTATCTAAAATTTTAGGTGCTATATTATTCCAACTAATTCTGTGATGCCATAAAGCCCCTCTTTTTGTATTATGCCTGTTAATAGTTAATTTAGCGTTATTCGGGTCTTGTAATACACTTCCAAAAGATTTTCTATAACTTCTATCGGTTGCATAAATATGTTTTGTATTTCCGTCTATTTTATCCATCTCTGCCGTTTGCGCATTACTTCTTAATAAAGTTGCTAATCCAAAATTAGCAATGCCTCTTTGCCATTTTCTTATTGAAAAATTAACATCTTCGTTCAATATCATATTTAGATCCGTTAACTGCCATCTAAAATCCATTATCCAAACTTGCATTATATTTCTTTTGTATGGTTGCGGCATAGCTCCACCGCTATAACCTCCAAATATAATTCCTGTTTCTAAAGTCATTTCGTGTAACTTTTCAATAACTAAAATTAACCTATCACGAGTATATTGATTTAATGGTTTACTTGCAGTTAATCCGCCTCCGTAATCATCATCTAAACAAACGCAAATATCTCCACTTTTTTGAGCTTCTAAAATACTTGCAACCCTTCCAACTGCCGCTCCGTTTTCGATATTAGTTCCACAAAAATCTACGTACGATTTACATAATTCAGTATCATAAACTATTGCTTTATCTTTGTAGCTTTCGGCTAATTCGGAATAACAATCAGGAATTAAAACTTTATAATCAAACCCTCTTTTATCTAAATAACGAACGGTTTTATTTTTGCTTTTTTCTTGAATACTTAAAACATAAAAAATCATAATTCAAAAATGCTATCTGACAATTCAACAAAACCTCTTTCAAGTGCTTCTTTTGGTGCTAAAATAACTAATCCCAAATCTTTAAAAACCTCTTGTATTTTTTCTTCTTGACTTGAATAATAATCGGCTATTTTTTGAAAATTAAAATCAGTAAAAAAACTTGCTCTTACTTTCAAAACCTCTTTTAATTCATTGTCAACTTCTAACGAATTAATTTTATCAATTAGATTTTTTGTTTTATCTAAATTTGCTAATTCATTTACATCAGGAACTATTGCCGATGGTGTGTAAAAAGGTATTTCAATATCGAATAAATCCTGTTCGTTCAAATCTTTTGTTATTGGCAAATCTAATCCCCATTCTTCCAACTTTTCAGCATCCCATTCATTTGCTAATATATTCCAATCCCATTCACCGCCTGAAACGTTGTCTTTAATTAGAAATTCTCGCTGTTGCTCTTCGGTAAGGTTATCCGCTATAATAACAGTTAATTCTTTAATTTTAGCCTCTTTACAAGCCTTTAAGCGCATATTACCACCTAATACAACCATTTCGCTATTTACTACAATAGGTCGTATCTCTAACATTTCAGGAAATTCCGTAACTGATTGCACTAATTTAGCAAAATTATCATCCTTAATCAAACGAGGATTGTTTGGATTTGCCTTTATATCTGATATTTTAACTTTTACTGTTTTCAATCTATCTTATTAAACTTCCTATAAATAAAACAAAAGATACCACAAATATAGATACCAATAATGCAGTAACTATAAATGCAGTTGCTAATGTTATGACTATTAATTTATTCATATCGTTTTTCTTTCAGCGTAACAATCTCCCCAACAATCACCTACCCAAACCGCCTCTTTAAATTCAAATCCTTTATCTCTCAACCACGCTTTCACCTCATCAAACAACGGAATGCCTTTATAAGTTTCCTTTTTATTTACCTCTAAATATACGTAATTAAATTGATTTATCAAAGTACCCATTGATTTTAATGCAGATAATTCAGCACCTTGTAAGTCTATATTTAAAAAGTCAAATCCTGTTAAGTCTAAATTTAAGCTATCTATTCTTTTTGTAGTTAGTTTTATCTTATCGGTAAATGTTACATCAGGGTGTAATTTTGAATGTTCACCAAATTCGTACATAGATGAACTTTCACCACCGTTTGAACTAATATTAAATTCAACTTCTTTTACTGTTTCATCTATACAAGCATTTTTTGTTTGTGTATTTTGGTATTTAGATACATTTTTAACCAATTGCAAATATACTTCAGGTATTGCTTCAATCCAAATAGTACGCTCAACACCATTTTTATAATATATTTCGCACTCTTGACCCGTTGAAGCACCAACGTGTAAAACGCCTTTAGGTTTTATGTTGTACTTTTTGATTAGCTTATCGAATGGTATTAACATATTACTGATTTATGCCTAAAGCCTGTGTTTATATTTGATATATTCTTAAACGTAGTTCCGTATTCAACTGCTAATTTAGCGTGAGTTATATTTCCGCTTTTTAGCTTTGTTTTTATCTCTATTACTTCATTTCTGCTTAAACGTTTTGGCTGTTTATATTTCCTACCTATTAGGTTTTCAGATTGAGTTACATATCTTAAATTTTCAATTCTGTTATCTGTCTTAATTCCGTTTATATGGTCAACTTGTGGCTTATTATATGGATTTTCACAAAATTCATTTGCAACTAAAACGTGTACTCTTTTTGTTTTACCTTGTGAGGATATTTTCATATATCCAGTATCACTTTTATATTGCTTTCTTTGTTTATGTGTTAATGTATTTCTTACATTGCCTTTATTAGAAACATCAACACATGGCAATATCTTACTATTTTTCCAAATTTCCATTACTTCTGTTTAATCTGTTTACACTGCTTTATAAAGGCTTTTATTTCCGTTGCCGTTACATCTTTAGGTAATTCAATAAATCCTACTCTATTAACTCCTATTTTAATCGCTATTCGAGCGTATGGTATTGTTTCTTCACTCATTTTATTGCATCTATTATTAGTGACGTATATTTTAACTCTCCGTTTATGTTTCTTTCATCAAATTCAGCACTTCTACCTACAAATCCATCATTTACACTCCAATCTTTTTTATTGAATTTTCCATCTTTCCAATACTCAATAGGCTCAACTTTAAATCCGTACTTCGTTAGTATTTCGCTTAAACTATCTATATTGAATAAATGTTTATGGTCATCACTTCCAGCACCTATGCCACCAACTTTTACTTCATTGATATAGTTTTCATCTGGGAAATATCCGTCAGGTACGGCAATTCTTAATTTACCACCAATTTTTAAAGAGTTGTAAAGATTAACAATAGCACTTTCAACATCTTTCAAATGTTCAAATACGTGACTTGCAAAGAAATTATCTACACTTTTGGTTTCAAAATAATATTCAAAATCATCTTTTAATTCAACATCAATTTCCTCTTGGTTTGTAACAATCCAACTTGCATCATGCATTATGTCACCACCACCGATTACTACTTTTAACGGATTTCCTTGTAATATCCTGTTTTTAAGCTGTCTTAAAGGGTGCGACTCATATTTAGTCATATCTTTTACTTTGTTCTTTAAAAGGAATGATGAACCGCTATTTTCCCAATTTGTAAATCCTGGACTATTCTCTTTTACAATCTCAAAACCCATTTTCTCTAAAAGTTGATTAAAGTCATTTCTATTGATTATTGAGTGAAATGTATTTGAGTTGTAAGAAGGATTTATTTTTGAGTATGTTTTACCGCTTTCCGTTATTTCTTGTCTATGAATTAAAACGTATCTTCTTGAATGAGTTAAAATGCGTTCTAAAATATAAAGTCCGTTTTGCATTACATCAATAACTCCGTTTAATAC